AGGGGACTCTAATTAGCCCTTTCTCACTCATGGCGAGGATGAAGCTTCCGCCGACTAAACCTACAGTCCATCCGGTCTCGGCAGCATCGCCTTCAAGCAAGGCCAAATCCCCAAATTGCGCCATGGCAACCGGGATTTCCGATCCGTTCTTTACAAACCAGTCAGCTTGATTTTCGTAACCGTTCTTCTTCGCAACACGAAGACCGCCGAGTGACGTTGTATAACGCCCCTTCCATTCAATAACGGGATTTATCCCGGTAATGGCTTCGACACATTCGCCACCGAACATGGCGCAGTCTGTAATGCCGTATTGGAATTCTGCGAATTCGTAATCTCGAATTACCGCAAACAGTCGGCTTTTATAATCGGATAGTCTTGACATGAAAATACCTCGAACAAAGAAGATTCGAGGTATTTAGATTGTCTATTTCTTATGGCTGCGGCTGAACCTTTTTCTTAAAGTGATCCAAGACGGTCCCCATAAGGATGCCAGCAAAAGAATTAACCTCCTTATCGCCTTTCTTTTTGCGACCCCAGAATACAGTTTGGTTTCCGGCAACCGATGAATACAGACGTCCTTTGTCGTTCGGATCACGTTTGCGTTGATCGGCATCCGACTGACGAGAATACAGCGGTCTAGATCCATTTCTCAATGAAGATGCAAGAGTAAGGCTTGCAGTCGATTCACTCGTGTCTGTGGAGATATCGATTGAGTCAATGAAGCCTTCAAATGCCGGGGTGACACCTAGAAAGCCTTCGGTCTCGGGGTCAATTAGCCCAAGGTGAATTTGAATAGGAGCGAAGGTGCAGTCATACACCCGAATAGCCTCCACCACTTTCGGATCTAGAATGCTCAGAGCAACGTTCTGCGTCTGGATATTGGTTCCGCTTGAGTAAACCAGATCATCGATACTCAACAGCCCGCCCGCTCCTGCATAAGTTCGAGTTTGACCAGCAACAGAAATGGTCGTCGGACCAATACCATTCCAAATCCCCGATTCCTCGATTGCTCCCGTTTCCCTATTCTTCGCGGAAATCCACAAAAACCAATATGGCTGGATAGTCGTCCGGGATAATGCGGCCTGTAACGTCGAATTCAATTGCATGGATCACCTTACTGTGTTGAAAATACTTGTTGGAAATCGAATTGATAGCCACTCGCACTATCTAGCCCAATCGTGCCTGTCTTCATCGATCCGGGAATGTATCGGCATGTCGCCCATGGATAAGTGAGGTATGCCGATGCACCATTCGCTGGCACGAAATTGGCACGAAATGGGTTCAACATCTTGATTGATATCGTTCCGTTGAATGCTGCCGTTTTAGTTTCCGCAAATTGATAGATCACAGAAACGCCGTTTTGGATCACACTGAAATAATCGCCTGTCGTGATCTTGTAGTCCGCAGGCAAACCAGCAAGGTTCACGGTGTATCCGGCAACTGGCGAAGTAATCGTTACGGTCGCACTTCCTAATTTAGAACCAGTAGGATCAGCTTGCGGATATTCGTATTTCGGAGGGCAGAATGCGAAATAGTTTCCGGCAGTCTGAATAGAACGAATTGCAGTTTCTATTTCGCGGGCAACTTCGATACTCGTCGGAGAGCAAGTAATCGATCCCATCCAGATACGAGGGCCGAGTTGATTGACAGTCATCGCACCCGAATAGGACTGGCTGGAAATTAAGTTTTCGGACAAGCTAAATGCGTAGTCTCGAATCTTGAGTTTGTATTGAAAGTTTTGAAGGTTATAAACAGTCATTTTTTACCTCTTACGCGGGTCTTTGCTGATAATTGCGTTTCTTTGGGGCTGCGTTTTCGAATACTGATTCAAGCCCTGTTGTGTGATTTTGACTGAGGTTTGAGCAGACTTATCTAGAATGCGAGCTTCAAGATCTGGACTCATGCTCAGGTCGAGGTGAACACGTTGAGCAGCCCCGCCCATCATGTTCATGGACTCACGGTTGCTGAGAACCTGTGCCCCACGCGGCATGGACACAAGCTCAGGGCCTCTTTCTCCAACCCATGAGAGTCCGCCTCTCCAGCCACTCGTGCCATTCGCATTGGCTCCTATTGCTCCTCCTCCAAGGATCCCGGCAACACTTCCCCAGAAGCCACCGCCACCGCCAAGACTGCCGAGGAATGACGTGAATGCCCCGTTAGCGAGGTTACTTGCCAGAGAAGCGAAGAAGTTGCTTAGGGCCGATCTTGCGCTCTCCGATCCAGTGACGATGCTGGAGAACATGTCTCCCAATTGTCCCTTGAACCTATCGATTGCAGCATCTTGAGTTTTCAACCGTTCTAGCTCAGTCACCAAACCGGCAATCTTCTGCCCCTGTAGAGACGATGCAGTTACCCCGGCCTGACGTTGGGCATTCCAAATTTGCTCGGCTAGAGCGGTCTGGCCCATAGTATTTTTCAGTTGCTCGATATCGCCATTAAGAGTCCTGATGGTCTCTTGGTATTTCGAAAGCTTCGCAGAACCACCACCGGCAGCATCCCCGCCCGAGATATCGCCAATTCCTTTCGTATTCAGATCAGGCAGTTTCGGAACGTTCGGATTTGAACCGTTTGCATCACGTTCGGCTTTAGTCTTGGCCTGCATAGCGTCGTAGTCCGACCGGGCTTTAGCCATTGCATCGGCAAATCCTTGACCGGAATCGACCAACGAAGATGCGCCATTCGTAACAGCGGACATTCCTTCTGACATTGTGGCCTTTGCCCCGGCAATTAATGCCTTAGCATCACCGGACATTTCGACGCCAATGTTGATTTTCGGAATTTTATCACCGGGTTTGATAGCGTTTATGCCATCGATTGCTATGTTGATGCCCTGCCCGATTTTCATCATCAGCTTGGCGAATGCAGCTTCCGCTTGACCGAAGGCATAGGCAAACGCGCCATAGATCACTTTGCCGACGCCCTCGAACATCGAACCAATGGCGCTCAGACCTGTCTTGATCGTGTTTTCGACTCCGGTCCAAATTGTTCCGGCAAGTTGCATGGCATTAGATACCCCGCCAACGGAGTCCACAAGGTTGAGCGTCTGATAAACGATTTCGCCGATGACGACGGCTAGGGCTCCCCATCCAGTCCGCACCAATGCTGCCCGCATGAGCGTCAGAGCCCCGGCAAGGCCAAGGGTGTAGACACTGGCGGCAAGTGTCGCAGCCCCGTAGGCGGCCAGCCCAACGGCTCCTGTAGCGGCGTAAGTGGCAATCCGACCGATGTTGTCTGCCAGAACCATGAGGCTGGATCCAACTGCCTGCCCCATCGTGGCAAAGACCGTGCGGATACCGTCTGCCTGAGCTAGGAAGACCTGAAGACGAGTGGAGACTTCGGCCAGCGGGCCAGCGAACCCGGACACGAAGATGTTGCCCCATCCCGAGACAATCCCTCCGATACCCGACAGGTTTGCCGAGAAGGTCGATAGGTTTTTGATAACTTGATCGGATAGAATTTGACCGGTCGAAAGCAGTTCTGCTTTGATCCGTTTGAATTCGGCACCGTTATTTGCCAGAAGAGGAGCGAGCTTCGAAGCCTCGTCGGATAGACTCTCCCACAAGAAAACCTGAGTTTCTAGAGGAAGGTTCATTCCCTCCATTAAGCTTTGGATCTCGATCAGACGTTGCTCGGGCGGCAGCCTGAGTATATCCTTTGCGGAAACTCCCTGCGGCTTCGCAACCATTTCCATGAAGTCCTTCATCTCACCACCACCGGTAGCGAGATATTCACCGAGTCGATCTGCGCCATCCTTCAGAATGTCGGACACCTTGTCTGCCTCGATACCATATCGTTTCGCAGCGCTAGTAAGGGCTTGATATCCCTCAGTAGAAAGACCTAATGCATTGGCCTGACGTTCAACTTCCTTGGCGTTGTTCGCCATCAAAACCGTGCCAGTAGTTACGGCAGCACCCATCGCCGTTCCAATCGCCGCAGCGGCCTTGCCGATCTTCGCAGCAGTTTTGGTAAACGAGGATTCAAGGTTCTTCGCACCTTTTACAGCCTTGCGGCCACCGGCCTCGAAAGCCGCTGTATCGAGTGAAAGGTTCGCCCGTAAAGCCCCGACTACTGATGCTAAAGACATTATTGAAATCCTCGCGAAAAAATTACTCCATTATGTATGACCAAACAAAAAGCCCCGGATCTACTCCGAGGCTTCTGCAATTACGTTTCCAGCCTTAATTAGATGATCGTTATATCGCTTCATATCTGCGATCAACTTCTTATTGCGCTCTTTAGGTGAAAGCTTTGGCTTCAATTCCCTATGGCGGATGAGCAGTGTTTCGAGTTTGGGCATCTTATCAACACGGCTTAGGACGGCGGTGTAATAAGCAGTTCGAATATCGTTATCGTATTGCGTTTCTGCTTTCTTCCTTGCTGCCTTCATGAAGATCGAAAATGTTACCTGATTCAAATTCCAGAATGCATCGGGAGTATTTGGATAGGAAATGAGATAGGTCTCATACAGATCAGCGATTGTTGGCGGGGTTACTTCGCCTTCTTTCTCCCCGCCTTCGGCTTTCCCGCCTCTGCCGCAGCCTCATCGATATCCTTGTTGATCGAAGCAACCAGATCTTCGAAATAGATGGCCAACATTTCCCCTGCTTCTTCTAGGGTCACTTCGGGTTGATTCACCTTGAGACCGCAATAAAGCAGCGTTCGCCATTCAGTTACATTAAGCTGGCCCGATGCCATGCGGGCCATAACTTCGAGTCCGTTCGATCCCTCAACCATGGACTCGTATTCCGCAAGAGCATTGAAGTTCAAATCAAGCTTCATGCCGTTCTGGAATGTGTAAATACCTTTGCTATTCGTTTTCATTCTTATTCTCCAAGATGTGTTTTTCGTTATTCTCTAGCAGACGATCCACGCTTGCGGATTCAATCTTTAGTCTCTCAATGTCAGGATGCTTTTCGACCTGACATTCAAGCTCATCGTTATTTATGTTCAATGCACCCTCCTAAATTCGCCATGAAGTCTCATCGCTGCAGCTTCCCGGACTGCAATCGCCGTCTCGATATCATCAAAACGCCCCAAATAGTGATTGACGCCTCCACGACCGATAGAGGCTACGAATTTGTTTCCTGACTTAAAGATGCCAGCGTAACCGCTTTTGTTACTCGCATAAATTTTTCTATTCAGATTGTTCTCTTCAACTCTCGCCAGTCGGATATTCGATAGGCGGTTGTCACTCGGATCTCCCGAAATGTGATCGATGGTCATACCTTTGGGGATGTCGCCGTAATGCATCTTCCAAATTAGACGATGAGCGTAATAGAGCACCCCATCACAATAGACCTGCCAGTAGCCTCGTTTATTGATGCAGCCTGCATGACCTGATTGCCCTTTGCGGATCAGATATCCGGTTTCGGAATCGTATTTGAAAACTTCATTCAGGCGTTCTTGGCTCGGCAATGGTTTTGATTTAAGCATTTTGGTTTCTCCGTTATCTTATTGTTATAAAATATTTAGAAAAACCGAGATTTCCGAATGTGATATTTAAGCAACAAATCAGGCCATTTGAGAAATAAAATGCAATTTCGTGAAATAAAAAACCCGACCTAAGCCGGGTTCTCTTCGTTATTGATGTTGTCGAGATTACGGGCCAACCACCAAGGCGTTAATGCTGAAGGTAGCTTCGGCTTCCATCACATCGCCCACAGGGATGTTTCTGGAATATCCCTGCATGAAGCCTGAATAAGTCGAAACAACTGGACCATCTTCGCCCTTGAGCGTGACGCGAACTTTGACAGTCTCGCCGGAGTCCTGAAGTTCAAGCAAAAGGTCATCAGTTGCGCTGCCCGGAACATAGTGCATTGCAGCGGTCATGTCTGAAAATTCGCCTAGACCGGGAATGTATTCTTTCTTTCCACTCGGACTTTTCTGATGAGTTACTTCGATTTTATCGCGCGTAAATTCAGGCAACGTGATATCCGTAACGTAAGCCAATTCGGTCCAAGTCGGAGTAGCGCCGCGACCGATTTCGACCTTAGCATCAATTCCAATTGCAATAGTCATTTAAATCCATCCTTCTAAGTTGATACCTTTATGCGGTATGTAGAGGATGGGATTTCGGACCCATTAAGAATGGAAAACTCGAAAGTCGATTGAATAACGAAGCACGATATCAGCCGGATTGGAAGTGTCTTCGCCCGATCTAACCTTATCCAGAAGAATTACCTTGATAGGATCATCGCCGGATTGATCGTTGTAACCGTCCAGAACCATGACCGCATTCTTAATAGTCAAGAGATCGGCCATATCTTCGGCCCAAATATCAACTTGAATCATCGATTGCCGCAATGGCGTTCTACCTTCCATCGTATGATCCCCTAATTCGGTGATAAGGGATAGCCTGATGTATGGACGCGGTGTATTTGCGGGAGCCCGAATCCAATGGACTTCGATGCCGGATGCGTCTGTAATGAGTTGTCGAAGTTGTCTTTCCATTGGTCTTATCCTTTCGCGGCCTTGGCTCTGGCCCGATCTTGTCGTTTAATGGCCTTTTGAATTCTTGCGGCCATTTCGTCTTTCAGGATGTTAAGCACATTCTCTTTTTCAGTTTGCCACGCGGGGCGAAGATAGGGTTGAGGGGAAGTCTCCTCAGTTCCAAACTCTAGCAAATGCCCCTTGGGGGAACCTGCCCCGGCATACATCACAAACGAATGCTTGCCCTCTTTTCGCTCAAGCCTCTTCTGCGTCTTGTTGAGTTTATCCGTTACGATAATAGAATCGCGAAGATCCCCTTCATCAACCGGGGCGGCAGACTGTGCAGCATCAGCTACCGGCTGCATTGCTTTCTTCATGGAAGTCTTGATAAGCCGCTTTTGAGTAGCCAACTTTTCGAGGGACATGAGGTTCTTTTCGAGTTCCCGAAACGACTTCTTATCGATCTCCATACCGGACTTGTTCTTCGCCATTTACTTCCGCGCCCCACAAGTAATTTCCATCCATTGCCGGTCATCGGAGATTTTGACGTTCTCAATATCAAGATCTCGACCATCGTAGCGGATGCGATATTCGTTATTCAGAGACAGAGATTTTGAGTGCCGAATTACAAACCGCATGGAGATTTGCCGTTGAGCGATTGCAGCCTGAATACGCTCCCCATCAGAGATATAAGAGACCTTTGCCCATACCGATTTCAAAGGCGCATACGTCTCTTTCTTCGATAATCCATTGTCAATCACTTGCCTCGACAAGATCGTAATCCGCTTATCCAATAGTCCCGTATGCATTTCAGATTGTCCAATTCGTTCTGAGATTGGCGATTAGCATTCCAAGGCCATAGGGGACTTGATTGGTTCCACGATCCGATAAAACTTCCCTGTTTGTATACCAATGGAGTGCAAGGATCATAATCGCCAAATCGTATTCAGGCGGGGCATTCTCATCATTTGGAACGCCAGTAATTTTAGAGACGTAATTGATAGCGGCATCTAGAAGAAGCTGGATATACGAGTCCTCGAAGTCATCGTCTATCCGCGCATGAAACTTGAATTTTTCTAAATCGACCATTGCGCAATTCCTTATAATCTTTCCGGTATTTAGAAAAAGAAAAAGCCCGCCGAAGCGGGCCATTTTCCTTATGTTAGTCGCCGAGATTAGGCGATAACGAGCTTCGCGTAAGCGTCACCGTTAAGCACAACAGAACCGTAACGAAGATTGCCTTCAACGAAGATCACGTTCGATTGCTTATACGGGTTGATCTGGACGGTTACACCTTCGGCGCGAACCGCAGTCAGGAAGGCGCGCTTGTAGTTACCGAACACAACCGGCGTCTCTTCCGGGAGGTAATCGTCAACATGCACAGGACGACCGTTGATCATCGTAACGCCCTCTTTGATTTCGAGAACGAATTGCGAGTTAGCCTTGGCTTTCGAAAGAGCCGCAGCAGTCGTGCCAGCCATCAGGTAAGCGCCGTTGTTGCGATCAACCGTCTTCACTTTGTAAGCAAGATCGATGATCAGTTCCGGCGTAACCGAAGCGCCGCTCAGTTCGATGCCAGCGGTAAGGATGCCTTGCGGGTCGTCATTTAGGCCAGTGCCGTTGATAAACCCATCGGCCATGTCGGCAGCGAAGTCTTCCGCAAACTGATCAGCGATGAACGAGATCACGTCCGTTTGAAGGTCCATAGCGGAATGCTTGGTAACGGCGACGTTCGAACCCACATCGGTCCAGATCGGCTTTTTAGAAACGAGCGAAGTAGTGTTTTCGCCGCGAACCGTGGTTTCCCCACCGCGAGTAACAGCCGAACCACCCGAAACCATGATGCCAAATTCCGAAGTGCCGGTAACGACATACTTAGCAAGACCAGCAAGAGCCGAATAACCCCGAGCAGCAGCGATAACTTCATCCGAAACAGTGCGCGGAATGACGTTCGCTAGGCCAGTGGTGGCAAGAGCCTTCTGTTCGAACGCTTGTTTTGCTTCGAAGCTTTCCGGGTTAGCAAGCCAGTTGCGGAACGCGGACTTGCATTCATCGGCAGCTTCGGCAGCTTTACCCGACACAGGACGCGCGGCGGCGGTTTCCAGAGCGTTCAGGCGAGCTTCAAGAGCCGACTTGGCCGACAGAGACGCCGCAAGTTCGGCTTCCATGCGAGCCATTTTTCCTTCAAACAGAGCGTCGGCAGATTTAACGCCTTCGACTTCCGAACGGATAGCTTGAATCAACTGGTTCGAAGCTTCAATGGCATTTTTAAGTTCAATAGTCATGTTTCTTTCCTTTTTGCAAAATGGAATGGTTTCATTCGTTTTGATGCATTATGTAGGACGTTAAAATCAGGCTTATTTCGCAGTAAGCAGTTCAATCCGCTTAAGCATTAGCGAAAGCAATTCGCGTTCCTCATCGAATTCTGTTTTGACCGCAGTGATAGTGGCGAGTTCGTTTGCAGGAAACGTGACAAGCGAGACTTCAAAAAGATCAACTTCTTTAAGCAGTCGGTCGCCGCTATTCGAATACTCGTAATCAAGGGTCCGATAACCAATAGAGAAGCTATCGATTGCTCCCATCATTGCTAATTCGCGAATCTCCTTTCCTTTTTCGGTATTAGCAAAGCGGCCTTGGATGAATAGACCTTTATCATCTTCAATCATTTCATCCCAAACGCCAATAACTTCGCGGGGGTCATGCTGCCAAAGCATTTTGACTCTGCGGCCAGAAGCGAGCGATTTAGTGAAAGCCCCCGCAACGACAACATCCCCGACCCTATCGCGATTGCCGAAGATGGAAGCGTAACCCGATACGGTCATATCCCCATCATCTTCAGCTTTGATTTCGAATTTAAAGTGTTTGAATTCCATATCGCTCATTTGCTGCTTTCCTCTTTCTGAATAGCGGAGTTTTCATACCCGCCTTTGAGCGGAGTTCTGGCCCATTCATCCGCAATAGGATCAAGGCCCAATTCATAACGGCATTCGTTGACCGACATGATTGCAGGACTTCCACCAACGCCCGTCACTGATGCGAAGAAATCTTTTAGGGCAGAATGGTCCCCGCGAAGTAATTCGTGCTCATCAAAATCAAACAACAGATTTGGTTCGGCTTGGAGCAGTGACGCTGCTAATGCTTGTTCAAAACGAGCTACCCAAGGCATGAGGGTATTGCGGACATGCGCCCGTTGGATCTCGGGAGTGATAGTCCCGGACGCCATCAGATAAGCCGGATGCACCCGGAAGATGCGAGCTATCTCTTCGACCTGATACTTGCGGCTTTCGATAAGTTGGCTATCAACCGCGTTCTGTTGGATCGGTTTGAAGTCGGTCGAATATCCAGATGAAATCAGGATACCGCCTTCCCCATTCGATGAGAATCGGTCCTTCCAAAGTGCGATGATTTTGGCACGGGTATCTTCATCCAGAGCAACGCCGTCTTCTGGATCACCGATGCTCAAGACACCTGAAGGTCTTCCACCATTCGAAGCCGTCTGAAGAGTCTGGCCTTCAAGGGCGTTCGCGATACCGACAGCCTTTCTGGCGGTCTCAATAGCGGAGATAGACGAATACCCGTCAAGCGACAAACCACGGAAGAATAGACAATCCTTAGCTGCGAATACGCGGCTGGAACCATCGGTAAACCTTACCCGGAAATTGTATGATCCATTAGTGAGGATTTCCATTTCCCAAATACCGCTAGGGATAGGCAAGAGTTCGCGGACTTCTCCACCGACAACGGTTTTGAGTGCCAATGCGCCTTTTCCGAGCACGGCATTTGAAATCATCATTTCAACAAATTCAAATCGGGTCTGATAGGCATTTGGCTTATTAATCAGCTTTGACGCCCAATGATCTTTCCGAATTGTTCGCTTTGACAGCCCGTCTACTTCTTTTGTCTCGATAATATTGATAGGCATGGAAGCTACACCTTCCGCGATTGTTCGGACTGCGCACATAACAGCCGGGTTCTGCATCGCAGTTGTATTGCTTAGTGCCGGGGCAATAGAAGACGATCCGCCCCACCAGCCGAACGCCTCAGAGATCCTACTAATAACGGTCGGCTGATTGCTGCCTGACTCTCGTTTGCCAAATCCGAACATGCTTATCCTCGCAAGTATAATACTTTGCGATATTTAGGATTAAGCAAATAGAGCTTTTCGCTTGGGCTTTGGCTTGTTATCTGGATCAGCAAGCATTCCGGCGAGCATCGCTAACGTAACAGCGCCGTCAATTCGTCTTGTCGAAGTATGCTTGATGAATTTGCGGTTGTTTGAAGTGTCCGAAACAACTTTCACGTTTGCCATGCACATATTCATGACGGGGTTGTTCCCATGGCGAATTTTGCCATCCAGAATTAAACGCTCCAACTCGTTAATTCCGATGCCCATAGAAACGAAGCCCTGCCCATAAGAAACCATGTGCTCGTCAATCCATCGCTCATCAAAACCACAATCAATCATGTCGCGCTTGAAGTATTTTATTTTGTAACGGTCAAAGGCTACCTTCTGGACATTGGCGTTATCCGCAATCTCCTTAAGCTTGGCAGCGACATCCTTATATTGGATGGTTCTTCCTTGGCTTAAATGGATTAGTCCACCCTTGGCCCAAATGTCATAAGGAACCTTATCACTTCTCGATTTATCCTCTATTCCCTCATCGGGAAGCCAAAAGAATGGATGAACGTGAAGCAAACCATTCTCGTCTTTATGTGCTAAAGTAAGAGAAGTGAGATCTCGGGTTTCAGATAGATCAAGGCCAAGCCAAACATCCTTTCCATGCCATTCTTCGGGATTATCCTTGCCTTCATCCCAAACATCTTTTGAAATGAATGGAGCGTTGACTTCGATCCTCTGGTTGAGGGTGTAGTTGCGGAAATCCGCAGCACGGGCAGGCATCCGTGCGGCCTCGGCCTGCATTTGCTTGAGTTCCTTGCGGTTCACAAAGGAATTCCATGCAGGATGCGAGACAGCTAGGGCTTCTTCTGAGAACGGATCGATATTCATCGGACACGAATAGAGCTTAAGAACCTTGGTCGGATCTGCCCCGGTTGCGGCGTCATCGATCAACTGACTAAGAAGGTCATTGTCAGTCGGAGCCTGCGTAGAGATCACGAGGGTAAGCGGGTTTGCCTGAGCCGCAGTGGCAAGCTCCAAGGCTTCGTAGAGCGGATCTACTGGCCCTCTCACCTGCCCTAGCTCATCGTGGATCACGAGGCACGGACTCAGCCCTTGAGCCGTTCCAGCATCCTTGGAGAGAGCCCTATACTCTGTCCCTAGCTCGGGCACCTTCAGCCGCTTACTAGTCTCCACAATCCGAACAAAACGCGATATACGCGGACTCATCCTGATCATCTTGACTGCCAGTTTGAACAACTCCGCAGCTTGATCCCTGCTTCGGGCTGCACTGTATAGTTGCGAGTTGGGCAAGGCTTCTCGACCTACCAGATGCAACAGCATCAGAGCGGCACAGAGCGTTGTCTTCGCAGCCTTACGGGGCATCGAAATAATAGCCCGACGAGTTCCAGCCGGATTGTCATAGATCGAACGAATGATATCCTTCTGAAAGTCCACAAGCCTGAATGGCTTACCAACGTCCTTACCTTCTGGAATAAACAGGTTCGACTCAATCCACTTGATATTCTTTTCTGCCCTAGACAGTTTCGGCTTAGGCGGAATGACGGGTTGAGCGGACGAGAGAACGGGTAAAGATTGATCACTCATCGTCATCTTCCCATGGCTTGAACGAGGAAGCCCTTGCCTCGGGAGACTCTTTCGATGATCTAAGTGATTGATTGGAAATCCGAAGCTTTGTTGCGAGGGAAGATACCGCCCTATTTTCGCGGTCCAGCATCGCCGTAAGCTTGTTCAACAGTTTCGAGAATTCGATAATATCGTCAATCTTGCGATTGTCTTTGGCTTCTCTAATGAGACCGGCAACGTAATCAGCTTGGACGACATGACGGCAGAAAGCCACGAGTGAATCCCGTTGCAGATCCGTAATCCATCCATCTTCCAGACTGTCTAAGATGCGGCACCAAACCTCCAATTCATCATCCGAAAAGTCATTTGGCGGAATGAGTGTCTTTTTGTTGTTTTCCATTATTGTTGATTCCCAAATAGCAATCTCCCGGTATGTAGGGAATTTGGGAGTCAAGCCGCTTATCGGGATCTATGGCAAAAAAAGGAAAAAACTGCCCGTTTAAAACTCGTCACTACCATGCGCGGGAACCCTGTGAAAGGGAAAATCGAATCGACCTCCCCCCGGTCAAAAATGATTCGAAAATGTCAATTGAAATCGGATTTTTCTTTGCCTTCCGATCAAATAAATCTGCGAGAGAATCGTTTGGCAGATTGCGGAAAATGAAAAGACCGGACCTTAATTGATCCGGTCTTGTGCAAATGCTGTTGATGATCAGATCACTTTTCGGCTTTTAGTTCCTCAAGCAATTTCTCATGCTTCTCCTTTGCCTTCTCGATACCCCGAACCGCATCCGGGATTGAAAAAAGAATATCACTCCTTACCTCGCGGATGAGACTTTCAAGCTTATCCTCACAATCAAGAACTTCCCGTTGAGCTTTGCGAATTTCTTCCAGCTTCAATGCACGACTGCATTTCGCATTCAGAGTCTCATATGCTTGGTCGGTGTTCGCAGCATGAAGTTCAACTTCATCCAAGATATCAGTCAGGGCTTTTGCAATAGCTTCCTTGTTTCGGATTTCCATTTTCATTTTCTCCTTTATGTGTGTGTTGTAATGTTATTTAGTGTTTCGTTGATTTCCGGTCATCGCAGTT